TGTCCACCATGCTTTGGCAAGAAATCGTGCTCTTCTTGTTTCTCCTACTGCTAGTGGCAAGTCATTAATAATATATTCTCTGGTTCGTTACTACCAAATGAAGGGTTTAAAAACTCTTATACTTGTACCTACCACTTCATTAGTAGAACAGATGTACACAGACTTTAAAGATTATGGTTGGGACTCTGATAAACATTGTCAAAAGATATATCAAGGATACACAACAAAGATTGAAAAAGATGTTGTAATATCAACATGGCAATCTATCTACAAAATGCCAAGAAAGTATTTTGATCAATTTGGGTGTGTAATCGGTGATGAAGCTCATATGTTTAAAGCAAAATCACTTACAGGTATTATGACTAAGTTAAACCAATGTAAGTATAGATTCGGTCTTACAGGGACGCTAGACGGTACACAGACACACCAATTAGTATTAGAGGGACTATTTGGTGCAGTTAAAAAAGTAGTTACAACAAAAGAACTTATTGATAAAAATACTCTTGCTAATTTAAAAATTAAGTGTGTTATACTTAAACATGATAGTATTAGAGAGAAAATGACTTATGCTGAAGAACTGGAATATCTTGTTACTAATGAAAAAAGAACTGATTTTGTAGTTAATCTATTACGCCATCTTAACGGTAATACTTTATGTCTTTATCAGCTAGTAGAAAAACATGGTAAAATATTGAATGATAAAATGAAAGATTGTGAAAATGTATATTTTGTTTATGGGGGAACTGATACAAGCGAAAGGGAAAAGATACGAGGGTTGGTTGAGAAACAAACTAAGTCTACGACTATCGCATCATATGGAACTTTTAGTACTGGTATTAACATTCGTAATATTCACAACATCGTGCTTGCAAGTCCATCTAAATCAAAAATACGTGTCTTGCAATCCATCGGCAGAGGGCTGCGTACATCATCAAATAAAGATTCTGTTTTAGTGTATGATATTGCAGATGATATAAGTTATAATGACAGAAGAAACTTTACTTTAAATCATTTTACAGAACGACTAAATATATATAATGAAGAACAATTCGATTATGATATAAGTAAGGTAAAATTATGAGTGATGAAAAATCAGAAGATTTTGAAGTAAGTATCAGAGTGTTGGGTAATGAAATGTTGGCTTTAAAAATGGCAACAACTCAAACATCTAATAAATGGATGTTTGCATCTATATTAACACTAGGTTTATTAATATGGGGAGTTTCAATATTTGGGCCTTCTATAATAACATTTATGAAAGGTGTAGGAGTTTAATATGCACAATTCTAAAAGAAATGATATTTCTTATAAAGTTATTAAATTAACTAACGGTGAAACTATTATTGCATCTTTAACAGCTGATAATAATAAAGATATAGAAATACAAAATCCTTTACTTATGACTATTGTTTCTCAAAGAACAGATATACGTAGAGGCGATAATGACTCTTTAAATTTAAGTCGTTGGATTGAACCATACACAGAACAAAAATATTTTAATATTAGAAAATCTACAATAATCACAATGGCATCTGCATCGATAGGACTATCTAGATATTATGAATACTTCATAGGAAAAATGGAAGCTTGGTTAGAAGATGAACATAATTCTGAATCAAAATCATTTGAAGAAGAATATACTGATGAAGAAATATATGATGAACTATTAGCAGAACTAGAGTTAGATAATAAACTTATTCATTAACCCCTCAACATAGTTGAGTATATACAGGTTTATAGGTATTGTCAATTCCCTTTTTAAATAAAGATAATATTTTAAGTTCCTTGACAAAAGTGTTTCAGTAGTCTATATTAAGGATAATGATACTCATAAGGAGATTTAAATCTAATGGCTGAAAAGAAAACAAAGCCTCATTACGTAGATAATAAAGTGTTTCTGCAAGCAATGATTGATTGGCGAGAAAAGTGGACTGATGATAAAAAAGAAACACCAAAACCACCAGTTACAAATTATATTGGAGAGTGTTTTTTAAAAATTGCAACTCATCTAGCATACAGACCTAACTTTATAAATTATACATATAGAGAAGAAATGGTATCTGATGGTATTGAGAATTGTTTACAATATGCCCAGAACTTTAATCCAGAGAAATCTAAGAATCCTTTTGCGTATTTCACACAAATTATATACTATGCTTTTCTTAGAAGGATTGCAAAAGAAAAGAAACAAACTCATGTCAGAAATAAATTGATAGAGACTGCAAATTATGAATCTTGGACTACAATGCCTGGAGATGATACTGGGTATTCTGTTGTTGGTTTTGATCCTACAGTAATGCTTCCAGATGAAGATGTTTATAAACCAAAGAAAAAAGTACCAGCTGCCAAAAAAGGACTAGAAAATTTTATGGAAGACGAAATTGATATGGTAGCTGAAAGAGGCCACGATTGAAAATTGCGATTATAACTGATACGCATTTTGGTGCTCGCAATGACAATCAAAACTTTAGTGATTTTTTCTTTAAATTCTATGAAGAAGTATTCTTTCCTACATTAGTAGAAAGAGGTATAACTACCTGTATTCATATGGGTGATGTTATGGATAGGCGTAAGTATGTTTCATATAAAACAGCTACAGATTTTAGAAAAGGTTTTGTAAATCGTTTTAAAGAACTTAATATAGATTTACATATTACTGTTGGTAATCATGATACGTATTATAAAAATACAAGTGAAGTAAATTCTATGGAAGAACTTGCTGGGTATGGTAAAATATATACTGGCCCTAAAGTTGTAGAGTTTGATGGAACACCTATACTCTTAATGCCTTGGATAAATGCAAACAATTATGACGAATCTATAAAAGAATTAAATACAGCTAAATCTGATATTCTTATGGGTCACTTAGAAATTGCTGGTTTTCCAATGAATAGTCAAGGTATAGTTTCTGAAGGTGGTTGGGATAAGGAAAGTTTTAAAAGATTTGAAACTGTATTCAGTGGACACTTTCACCATAAAAATGATGATGGTCAGATATACTATCTAGGCACACCTTATGAAATTTATTGGAATGATTGTGATGATCAAAAAGGATTTCATATATTTGATACTGCAACTAGAGAATTAGAACGTATCGTGAATCCTTTTACATTATTTAAAAAGATTTACTATGATGATTCTCAAAATGATTATAGCAAATATGATGTTACCAAATACAAAGATCATTATGTAAAAGTTATTGTTGTAAACAAAAAAGATTTATATGGATTTGATAAATTTACAGACAAGCTTTTGAGAGCAGATTGTCATGATGTAAAAATAATTGAAGACTTTAGTGAACTTGATGCAAGTAATGTATCAGATGATATTGTTGAAAATACGGAAGACACATTAACACTACTTGATAAGTATATTGATGAGCTTGATATTACTCTTAGTAAAGACAGACTCAAAACTACTATGAAAAGTTTATATAACGAGGCTCAGGACTTAGAACTTTAAAATGAAATATAAATTTGAAATTAAAGAAGTTTCTAGAACTATTGCAACTGATTTTGTTCAATCGTTACACTATTCAAAAATTATGCCTAAACTTACAAAACATTTTTTGGGTTGTTTTCTAGAAGATAAACTTGTTGGTGTATTAACTTTGGGGTGGGGTACTCAACCCAAAGCAACTATTGCAAAATTGTTTGAAGGGATGGATACCAAAGACTATTATGAAATTGGTAAAATGTGTATGATAGAAGAATTTCCAGAAAAAGCATATCCAGAGTCACAAATGATATCTGCTGTTGTAAAATGGATGAAAGTAAATACTCCAGAAAAAAAGTTTCTTTATACTTGGGCAGATGGTATAATGGGTAAGCCAGGATATGTATATCAAGCAGCAAACTTTTTATATGGTGAGTTTATCTGGACACAAATTTATATTAGTGATAAGGGTGAAAAGATACATCCAAGGTCTAGTAGGAGGTTGTGTGATGAGAACGTGCAGTTCAAGTTAGAGCGTGAACCAGATTTTTTTATTGGTAAGAAAGGAGAACGTATTTATTGGTTAACACAAGATTTTCTAGACTACAAAGGTATTACTAAAGTCTATGGAAAACAATTCCGATACATTCTTCCACTCAACAAAAGTTCAAGAAAACTACTAAAAAAATCAAAAGTTAAATGGACTCTTGAATATCCAAAAGATAAAGATTTGGTATGGGACAAATCTTCTAATAATGGAAGACAACGGTTAGCTGGAATGCCGTATATTGATGGTAATATGACAGAATATAATACAAAAAATGTAAATGCACATCGTGGAACATTGGAGGCTTTTCTTTGATAATTTTTAAATATGTGCGTTGGAAGAACTTTCTTTCGACAGGTAATAACTTTACCGAAATTCAACTAGACCGAAATTCAACAACACTTATCATAGGTGAAAAT